CAATGCCCCGTAATGCAAGTGGTACATACAGCCTTCCCGCCGGTAACCCGGTCGTCTCTGGCACGCTCATTGATTCGGGCTGGGCCAACACGACCATGAACGACCTCGGCAACGAGATGACCGACTCGCTGTCGCGCTCGGGCGAGGGCGGCATGTTGGCGCCGTTTCGGATCACCGACGGGTTGCAGGCAACGCCCAGCCTCGCGTTCTCAAACGAACCGTCCACCGGGTTCTATCGCGCCGGCACCAACGAAATGTGGTCGGTGGTCGGCGGCACGCAGATCACGCAGTTCACAGCGACCGGCATGACCGGCCGCTTCGCGGCGGGTGCGGTGAGCACGCCGTCGTTTACGGCGTACAATGATCTCAACACCGGCATCTATTTTCCCGCGGCCGACGAGATTGCAATCACGACCGCAGGCGTACAACGACTTTCGATTAACTCGACGGGCACCGTGAGCGTGCCTGGCAACGTCGCTATCACCGGCACGTTCAGCGTGACTGGCGCGTTGACCGCGAACAACTTTTCATCGAGCGGCGCGACGCTGACCGGCGGCTCGATCAACAACATGGCGATTGGCGGCTCTACGGCAGCAGCAGGATCGTTCACGACCTTGACCTCCTCAAGCACCGTCACAATGAACGGCGGCACCGCCAACGGCGTCCTGTACCTGAACGGCAGCAAGGTGGCGACGAGTGGGAGTGCGCTGACGTTTGATGGGACGACGCTTGGAAGCACAGGCGGCGTGAAAGTCACAGGCTCTGCGGCATCGTTAGCAATTGATGGTGGAACACTTGATTATTCAAGCAACGTAACTCGTCTTGCGGCAGGTCGTGCTGATGGCAACTTCGGAGAATTTCAACTTTACGTAGCCGGGGCAAGTGGAATTACAAAGCGTTTTGCTGCCCATTACGACACCACATTCCTGTGGTTTGGTTCTGATGGAACCTCCGAACAAATGCGCCTCACCAACACAGGGCTGGAGGTCAAACAGAAACTTGCAGTAGGCTACAGCGATTTCAGCGGTATTCCTGCGTATGGTGCTGCTTTCTCTGGCTCGGTGGGTATTGGTACGAGTAGTCCTGAACACAAACTACAGGTTAGTGGATCTGCATACATAATAAACGCATATAACCCATCAACAGCAAATGACCAGACTGCGCGAATCTCTGTTCGAACAGGGTTGAGTGGTGCAACTGATGCAGGATTTGAGCTAGATATTGTTAATGACAATACAAACTCCGCCGGTCAAAGGGCGGCGATCCAGGCATATAGATACAATTCAGGCTGGATTCCATTAGATCTCAGCATATCCTCCGGCAACGTCGGCATCGGGACGACGAGTCCGACGGCGAAACTTCATGTTAGTGGCGGAAATATTAGGCTTAACGACAATCAAGTATTGGAATGGGGCGGTGGGGCTAACTACATTTACGGAAGTAACAGCGCCAACATTCTTGTACTCGCCACCAACAACACCGAACGCGCACGCATCACGAGTGGGGGGGAACTGCTGGTTGGGACGACGACGGCAAACTCTGCAACCGGAATCACGCTGCGTGCAGATGGCGTAATCGTTGCGAAAGGTGTTTACAACACACTTGTTTCGTCTAATACACGCGACATTTACATGGACGATACCGGGTACTTTGGGTACATATCGTCTACCAGAAACTCAAAAACAAACATTCAAGATGCAACAGATGTTTCTTGGTTGCTTGCTCTTAACCCTGTTTCATTTAATTACAAAAAGTTTGACCGTGAAATTAACGCTCATGTTGATGAACCAGCAAATGAGGTTCAGTACGGTCTAATTGCCGAAGATGTTGAAGCGGTAAAGCCAGAACTTTGTTTCTACGATGAAGTAGATGGCGAACAAGAATTGCGTGGTGTTTCTTACAGCAAACTGATTACGCCAATGCTAAAACTCATTCAACAGCAACAGGCTGCGATTGCCGCGCTGGAGGCCAAAGTAGCCGCTCTGGAGACTAAATAACCATGTCTGACGTTGAACTGAACGTGTCACTCACCCTATCCGAAGCCGTCGCCATCGTGAACCTACTTGGCACGTTGCCGACATCGCAAGGCGCACACCCGCTCTGGGCAAAACTCAAGGCGCAAGTTGAACCGCATCTACCAAAACCAAAAGAGAAGTCGGAGGAATGATGGTCGAGAACAAATTGACCGAGGCCGAGATCGAGCACATTGCCGAGCGTGCTGCACAAAAGGCGCTTGAGAAGGTGTACCAAGAAATCGGCAAGTCGGTCGCCAACAAAATCTTTTGGGCGCTCGGCGTCATTGTCATTGGCGCGCTCATGTGGATCGGCGCAAAAGAGATTAGCAAATGATTGACTTGCTCGGTGGTGGCGTTGTGGGCAGCCTCCTGGGCGGCGCGTTTCGCCTGGTGCCTGAGTTCCTGAAAACTTTTGACCGCAAGAACGAACGCACGCATGAGCTTGCGATGTTCCAAGAGCAGTGCAAGCTGGAGTCGCAACGCGGCGCACAGAAAATGTCAGAGATCGGCGCACAGCACCGGGCTGACCTTGACGTGGGCGTCGTTGATGCGTTCAAAAGCGCCATCGAGCAGCAGACCGAGATGACCAAGGCCGCAGGCAGTTGGGTCGCAGGGCTCTCTGCGAGCGTGCGACCGCTCATTACTTACTGGATTCTCGGCGTCTGGTCGTTTGTGCATGTGTGGTACGCGTTTAACGCCTGGGCCGCTGGCGCTGACGCAAGGACCGTCTTTACGACGATGATGTCCACCGACTTTGCCGCGCTCGTCGCCGGCACTCTCAACTACTGGTTCCTCGACCGCACGCTCAACAAGCGCGGCCTCTAATGAATTTAGACGTGGCGACAACGCTGTGCCGCGAGTTTGAGGGGTGGCGCAGCAAGCCCTACCTCTGCGCCGCAGGAGTGCCTACGATTGCGTTTGGCGCCACGCGCTATGCAGACGGGCGCGCGGTGACGCTTAAAGATGCGCCCATATCGCGCGAGGCGGGCGAGGAGCTCTTGCGCTGGCACTTAGAGCAGGAGTGCCTGCCAGCGGTGCTGCGCCTCTGCCCGGTGCTGATTGCGTACCCCGCAGCGGCTAACGCGCTGTGCAGCTTTGTGTTCAACCTCGGCGCAGGGCGCCTGCAGTCGAGCACGCTGCGCCGACGCATCAATCAAGGCGATTGGGCAGGCGCCAAAGAGCAGATCATGCGTTGGACGCGGGGGGGCGGCCGAGTGCTGCCGGGGCTGGTGCGGAGGCGCCAGGCCGAGGCAGCATTCATTGGGACGTAATTGGGACGTAAAGCGTGGAAAAGAGGGGTAGCGGGGGCTATTGCAGTCACTAGAAAATCAATAACTTGCTGATTTTTCAGCATGTGGTTAATTTCTCATAACCCGAAGGTCGTAGGTTCAAATCCTACCCCCGCTACCAATTAAATCAAGCACTTATGCAAGTTTGGATGGTCGCACAAAAGTTGCTTGGGACGTATTTGGGACGTGAATCACTCAATCAGTGCAGCCTCGCAGCCAACTTTTCGCTCGCCGCGACGAGGTGATTGACTGGCAAATGCACATAGTTGTCGATCATGGCGGCCGTCTTCCAGCCCCCCATGTCCTGCAACGTCTTGCGGTCCACGCCGTCCATGGCCGCCCAACTTGCGAACGTGTGGCGAATGTCATGGAAGCGGAAGTTCTCTGGCAGCCCCGCACGGCGCGTATACCGGCGCCACTGGTGGTGGCAAGGGGGTTCAACAGGGAAGACCCTCTGAGAGTCTTGCGGCTGTTGTGCAAGCAGTTGCCGGGCAGCCGAGTTGAGCGGACAGGTGATCAGGTTGCCTGCCTTGGTGTCGATAGGCTGAACCCAGCAAACCGACCGCTCTAGATCAACCCGGTCCCACGTCAACCCAAACACGTTTGACTTACGCAGGCCCGTCATAAAGGCAAAACCGACCGCGGCGCGTAGGGCAGGCGGCAACACCTCGAGCAGTGCCTTGGCCTGCGTGGGCGTCGCAATCAGCATCTTCGACGCGTCGCGCTTCCTGCCGTAGGTGCGTAGCGCCGGCACTTGGTCGATCCACTCCCACTCGCGGCACGCCGTGTTCAGCACTGAGCGCAGGGTGATGACGTAGTTGTTTTTGGTGCCTACGCTTGCCGGCTTGTTCTTGCGCGTGATGAGCCCCTCAATCTGCTCGGCGACCCAACTGCGCGAAATGTCGGTCAGCTCCATCCCTTCGGCGCGTGCGCACCAAAACGCGAGATGGTGCGTAAAGTCGCGGATCGCGCCGTCTTTGCTGTGCTCACCGAGCCAACGCTCGGCAGCCTCGGTGAGCGAGCGCGGCTGCTTGTCACCAAGTTTGACTTGACGCCAGAGCTGCGCTTTTAACTGGTCATGCAGTTCCTGCGCTGCTTTGCGATCAGAAGTCTGAGCAGATTGCTTGAGTCGCTTCCCGTTTGGGAGGAAAACGTCGATGTAGAAGGTCTTGCCTCGTTTGAAGATTGACATGTGGTGGGTTCCCTCTTGGTTGTTGCTAACACTTCCGCGACGTTGACTCGGATTGCGGTGCCAAACCGATAGCTTGGCACGGCACCCTTCTCGACCAGCCGGCGCAGCGTTCTTGCGCTCACGCCCAACTGGCTCGCCGCGGCATCCAGGCTCACAAGCTCTGGATGTTGCGATTCTCTCAACAACTTAGTCATCCGTCAACTCTCCCCGCATCAACGGCAAAAAGTCCTCAAGTTTCATCACGATACGCCACGGTTGCGCGTTCTGTCGGAAGGCCACAATCGGCACCTCGCCCGGCCCGCAATGCGACTCAATCTGCCGCACCCACTTCGGTACCGCGAGCGTCTCCACGCGTTTGGCTTCGATCCGAAACTTGCCGACCTGGATGTCGTCCCCCGAGTCGCGGGCTTGGCCCAGCTTGCGCTTCACCACAAACCCCAGTTCGTTCGAGAGCAATGCTGCGAGTTCCCGCTCTGCTGCTGCCCCCTTGTTCCTTGACATTCGGCCGCCCATTTTTGCTCCATGAAGTTCGCCACGGGTGGCGGGTTTTCTCACTCACGCGGGTCCACTCCGGTCAGCCACTTCGCGTACCAGAGCAACTTGCCCGCATCGGTTTCCTCTTTGGCGCCGAGGCGCCAGTTATATTTTGCAATCTGTCCACGCAAGTAACCGCGCCACTCATCTTCCGTCAGCTGCGCGCGGATCGCGTCAATGCACTGCACCTCACCGCGGAGGTAGTGCGGCGGTCGCTCCACGCTGTCGAATTCTTTGACTCGCATGGCGCCACCTAAAACGGAATCGGATCGTCGTGGAACGGTTCTTCGGCAGGCGGCGGCAGCTTCGACAAGTCGGGCTTGCGTCGCGGCTTGCTACTCACGACCCGCGCCTTGAACGTCGCGCGCATGGCTTCCACGACGGGCTCCGTCACGGTGCCGGCGCACGATTTGGCAAGCTCGCGACTCGAGTAGAACCCCGGCCCGTTCTTGAACGTCTCGCCAGTTTCCTTGTGCCGGTACTCAATGAAGCTCTCGCCGCCGTCTGTCGCCTCGCCAAACGGCACCAGCGCAGGGATGAAGAGGTGCGAGTCGCACGCTTCAGCCTGCTTGCCTTTGTTTCGCAACTCATTACGCAGTTGGCAGCGCCATGCGCCTGCCTCTACAGGCGAGGCGTGGCAACACGTCCTGCAGTTCACGTCAGCCACTTTTTGCTCATGGCACAAGCTGAAAAACTGACAGCCCTTGCACTGCCAGTGCGCCGGGTCGTCGCTCAATTTCGCTGGCGGTGTCTTCGCGTCGAGCACTCGCTTCGCGCGCGCTGCATAATGGTCAAACGCGTCCTTGTCGAAATGCACCCACTCGGTGTAAATCTCGTCGTTGTCTTTGTTCACTGCGAAGTACAGGGCGCGCTCAACCTTCAACAACCCCATATACGTCTGCATCTGCGCGTAATGCTGTGGCTTGCTCTCCGCAACGCCGAGCTTTCTCATCTCGGTGAAGCTCTTGGCGTTGTGCGTCTTGACTTCCAAGATGGCCCACGACTTTGGCCCTTCTGAAAATCCCAGGCCAATGCCATCGACGCTGCCACCAAAGTGGCCGCTCTTGTCATGCACCCTGATCTGCTCGCCGTTCTCTTCGACGTGCAGTTCAACTCCAATGCCGCGCAACTCTTCAACGACGACCGCTTCCTCGCGCCGGCCGCGGTCGAAGAGGCGCAGCGTGCGCCCGTTGAAGCTTGGCGCGGCAGCCCAGCGAAAGACGTTCCAGAGATAACGCTCGCACGCGTGACCAATGACTGACGCGCCGAGATGCTCGCGCTGCTCTTGCGGTTGCGCGCCACGCCACTCGATCACGGCCTCGGCCGTTGTGTGCTGGCTCGCGGGCACGCCTGCCATCATTTGCGCTCCCAGGGCCGCACGGGCGGCTTAGACGGAGAGGGGGCCGTCACCACCGGCCGCGGACCCTGAGAGCTTGAGGTCGTTGCATAATTTACAATGCGATTCCGAGAGTTGTCGTTGCGGTCAAAATCGACTTGCGCCAGCACCGGGATGTCGTGCAACTGCTCGGTGTTTGTCATCGTGTTCACCTTCGCCGCGAGGCAGAGCGCCTGTAGCTGACGACGCGCAATGTCCTCGGCTTTCTTGTTTGGGTTGCTGACGTTGAGTCGATCCCACAAGCGGCGCCCCGCGTGCGGGCCCGACACGACTTGCAGCGTGAGTTCGATGAACTCGCCCGTGCCCGCTTGAGTACGCTTGAGATCAGAGGCAACGACCATGACCTCGTACATGCCCTTCGGCAACGGTCCGAAGGCCGGTGCCTCGGTTGCAACATGGTTCACAGCGTCGAAATTGAAACTTGGCATAACTTGCTCCTAATTGGAAATTGCAGATTCAAACGCGGCCCATTGGAGCGGGATGCTCTCGGGCAACGCGTAGCGATTTTTTGCCATGAACGCGGGGCGCTCGGCGGTGAACAACAATCGCTCGCCGGTAGAAATGCCGCGGGCGACGGTCTTGTTAAACCCCACCTCGTCTTTTTTGATGACCGTTCGATAGTTTGCAAACATCACGGCGTCGGCCCACTCGCGTAACAACGCGCTTGAGCGCGACTGCAACTTAGGTTGGTAACGGTCGTAGCTTTCTGTTTCCGGCGAGTCGAAGCGACGAATTTCGCAATGTGCAATCAGCACAACGATCATGCCGCACTCACTACGCAACGCGTTCAGACCGTCTAAAATTTGCCGCCAGCGGTCGGCCGCGAGCATGGCACCCTTGCCATACGCGAGGTCTTTCGCATCGTACTTACTCTCAATCTCTCTCCAGATCAGTGTTTCCAACCAATCAAGCGAGTCGATCACGACGGTGCGAAAATCATGGCCGCCGTCAAACAAAGC